ATTTTTCATGCTCCGATTGTAGGTTATGGATATTATGTCACTGTAAGGTGACTATATATTAGTTTGTTATAAGGTTATATGTTTTTTGAAGGATTGGACTGGTTTTTACCCTTTTGGGACCAGTCCGCACAGTTACGTCAAGTATAGTACTGTGCTGCCCTCCAAAATTAAAAAAAGGTTCCCTGGGGGAACCTTTGATAGTTGGGAAGTTTTTTTTTAACTTCCTAGTGGGGGGGGACTGGCGTCCCCCCCTTGCCCCCCCCTCTTGGCGCCTCAATCGGCGGCGGCCTCTTTTTCTTCCTTGGCCGCTGGCGCGGGTTTTTTCTTTGGTTCGTCTTGTTCGTCTTGCTGGACATGGGAAGGTCGCTCTGCTAGTCCCAGATCGCGCAGACTATCTGCATTGGCAGGGTCCTGGACGTATTCAAGGAAGACTGCTGGGTCGTGTTTGAATTTTTTCCGAGCAGATGAGGGGAGTTCTTCGAACATTGTGTTAGCGGTTGCTATTGTGTTTTGAGCTTCGTGGAAGCTCATAGGGGAGATTTCCCCATAATGGGGTTCGTATTTATTGTAATGATCGATGATTCCGGTTTTTTGATACCGCTTCATGATCGAGTTTATATTGCATTCTTCTTTAAATTGCTGTTGAGCCATGGTTGGTTCAGTGAAGATAATGCTGTATTTGCGCGTTCGCTTTGTAGTCATGGTTTTATCCTTGTCGGCGTGAGCCGCCTTTGGGTGAGCCTACACGGGGTTTATTTTTACCCCTGTAGGCGGGGTCGTTTTCGTTTAAAAATGGGTTGTCGAGGAAACTAGGGACTCTGGTGCGCACATTTTTGCCTAATCGGCGGTTTCTGGCTTGTGCTGCATGCATCATTTGTTTTCCAGAATAGTAGTGCTTGGTGAAGGTACCAGGTGGAAGAGGTACTCCTCCTCCTTTTGGTGTTTCGGGATCGGCTTCAAGAAAGGATCTTATGCCGGTTGTGTCGTATCCCATGTCCTCGAGCATTTTTAGATAATACTGTAGTGGATTGGTTTCTGATTTTGTCTTCTCCGTGGTTGCGTCGATTTGTTTAAGCTCGGCTACTTGTCGTTGTTTAGCCAGGGCGGTTGATACGCCTGTCCCGAGTATATTTTGGGCCTGGCCCATGGCGCCTCCTGGAGAAGAGGCTGGTTTTTGTGCAGCTAGGATTGGATTTAGTCCTGCTTTTTTGAGGTCGGCCATTGATCGTTGATGAGCCGTTGATGACATTCTTTCCTGGAAGTTCATCTGTTTTTTAGCCATCTTTTCAGATGACTTTTGTTGTTGATAGCTGCCATATGCACTGGCAGCACCTGTCGCTAGCGTGCCAAGACCGCCGGAGAACATGTCTCCGACGTCTGACACTGCGTCTTTAATGGATGAGAAGATGCCCATTAGAAGTGATCGATCATGCCCGGTGTGCCGTATGTGGGCATTGGCCGAGCGCATGTTAGTTTGTGATACACGTCAATGATGAAGTGTGGCTCGCTTGGTACCGCGATAACGCGATCGATAGGTGGATCGTCCACTATGAATTGATGCGATAGGGTTGGTAGGTTCCCGAAGTCCTGAGCTAAATGCCAGGTATCGAGTGTCGCGGATGATGCTGAACGCATTTTATTAGTTACCAGTGAAGGTTTATAACGCATTTCTGCGTAAATTTCTTGATAGCCGAATACGCCTTCGTCTTCGGCGGTTCCCTGGGCAAAGATTTCTTTGTTGAGTACCGCTTGCTCGCCTAAACGGCTGAGCGCAGGGTAATAGTGGTCGTAACGGGTTTCACGAGACCAGAATCGATTGATCTGATTTTGATAAGTAAGGTCTGCTCGGCAATTAATTAGGCCGATAATGAACCCGTGTTCTGTGAATGATTTTGTAAATCCATGACCGTTGATTGTTCCGGTTCCGATGCCGGCCAGTTTACCCAGTGGGCCCCGTTCTTGGCCTGAATCGTCATCGACGGATTGATGAATGGTTGATATATTGATTGGCGAGCTGCCGCCGCCTAGGTATTCAGAGCGTTGGAGCCTGAAGTCTGGAGATGTTACTCCGAAGTGGGCTTTGATCGATTCCACGTAGCGGGTTCCGGAACGCATATCGCGCTCTAGCATGCGTTGGATTTGGAAAGCCTGTCGGAGTTCGTTAATGGTTGACGCTGTTGCTTCTGATAGATCGGCGAGCATTGCCTGTTCACCTGGGACCTGGTTAGCGCCCATTTTAAGAGTGCCATCAACAGTTAGCATTTCGTTCCATTGGCCTGACCCATTGGGATTTATACCCAATTCTTCGCCAGTTATAGCATTGGTCATTATTGGAGCTACCGATCCGAGAGGTAGTGGTACGGATTCCCCCTTCTGTGGGGCGGGCAAGCACGAAGTGAAATAGTCGTGACGCTTGCCGCGGCTCATGATATTAAAGTCTGACTCCATTGTGCCGTCGCCCTGCGAGTACAGGACAGGGTTTGACAGGTTTTCGTCCCGAAACCATTCGTTATAGATTCGATTATATGCCCGGGCAGGTAACCCGCTTACGGATATATTGTCGACACCAATGGGTAGTCCGAAATAATCGGCTAAACTGCCTTCGGTGAAACCTCCGGGTACTGACCATTGTGGAATTGTATAGTCGGTTGAATCACCTGGAGAGTCTTGCTGGCCTTGGAATCTTTCCCAATTATCCCACGATAGGCGATTAGGGACGAAGAAGTAGAAGGTTTCCAGGAACATATTGTCCATTGTTGGGTGTAATGGTGTCGCGAGGCGTGCAAGCGCATGCGTTCTAAGATTGAATGTGTCACCGGGTACCACTTCGTCAACGAAGAATGGATAGAGGCCACCGGCATCGATGGTTGTTTTATAGCCTGATGAACGATTGAAGGATGAGCGGGGTATATCCGCTTGTGGAACTTTCGAGAAGGAATGATTGGTAGTACTTTTCATGAATTAGCCTCGTCTGTTTTGAATTCTAGTGCATTGCCTAGATTGATAATACTTTTGTTTGGAATGATTTGTCCATTAGCATCGTCATAAGCGCCGATATTAAAGAGAGTGTAGTCTGCTGCATTTTTGCAGAAGGCGTGGCCTTCGTCGTTAGCGCAGTTACTGAAGGTTCTGATTGCCATTGCTTCCTCTGGAAGTGTAAAGGGAGGAAGATAGGCGTTTGCTTTGCTGTCGTAGACAGCGAATATTTTAGATTTCATGGAGGTTCCTATAGTGAGTGTAACGTTCTTGTATGATTTCGCATGGATGCTAGTTTTACTTTTTCTCGAGCACGTAGTCGATCGGTGGTCTGATCTTTCGAGTGGAGGAGTGCTTTTGCTTTTCGGTTTGCTTTGATCGTATCAAAGGTGGATAGATCGGTGGATCGGAGTAGATTCTCGTAGTAGCGGGGAGTTTTGACGTTTTTTCCTTTGTAGATTGTAGTGTCATACGGAAATATGTCTGAATGGTAGAGATCATACCACTCACGAGCGATTCCTGGTCTGCGGGACATATCGCAATATTCCGGTTGAATTTGTCGTATTTCGCCAGTGATTTCGCATACTGTTTCGTAATGCTCATGTTTTTGTTCACCTGTCTGTTTTTTAAGGATATATCGGGCGCAGTAAGCTGCGTTGCCGAGGGTTAGATCTTGAACGGTGCAGAATCCCTTGCCCCATTGTTGTTCAAGAATTGGTGATACATATGTGTATATGCCTTCCACTTCGTTGTGTATGTCTAGGTCGGTATAGGCGTGGCCGAAGAGGCAGAGGTGGTAATGAGGACGTTTTAGTTGGTCACCATATTCACCGCAATAGTAGTAGCGTAGATGTTTTGCCGGGTATAGCTTGCGCAGCTTGCGTATGAATTTTTGTATATGGGGTTTAGTGAGTGAGCCGTCATATGGGAGGTGTTCATCTGAGTAGGTCAGAGTAATGAACTGACAATTGTCCTGATTAAGTTGGGCTTCGTGCATGATGCGAATAGCCCATTGTTGCGAATAGTCTAAGCGGCAGCCTAGGCATTGACCGCATGGTAGTTGTAAGGTTTCTTGATTCGCTTTTTTAGGTAGGCCGAAGGAGATGATCTTCGTGCCTGTTGATCTGACGCCTGATATGTAGGCGTCATTAGGGTGATAGCAGGTCATGAGTAGTGATCCTGCAGATCTTCGAAGAAATCGAAAATTTCTTCTAAGAGTGCTGTTTTCTGACGCTCAGTTAAAGTCTGTAGCCACCGCGCATGATGGTGCGGGGGTAGTTCTTGTTGTGGACTTTGCTGGCTGTTTTTGAGAAGAGCTTCTTGCTGGTTCGCTTCTTCATTTTTGATCGTTTCATTTTTCATGCTCCGATTGTAGGTTATGGATATTATGTCACTGTAAGGTGACTATATATTAGTTTGTTATAAGGTTATA